TGTTTGGATAGATCTGTGGCAATAAGACTTCATAGTCTCTAGTTGATACCGCTCTACCAAAAGCAGAGTAAAATTTAGGAGCAGAAAACTTAATTGACTCTGTAGATTCTTGAACTGCACCTCCATCTGGATTTTGAACTAGAGTTGTAGTAATTCCAGATGTGATTGTATTGCTGTTGTTATCTCTAACTGTACCAATAAAATCAAATGAAGTTAATCCATTTGCGCCGCTTCCACTACTGGTAGTGTATGTTACACTAATAACGTCTCCATCTAGTAGAGCTTTACCTAAAGTGTTGTCACCAAATAATACTTCTGGTCTTCCATATTCAGACTCTTCTAAGAAATAAACTTTAGTGCTACTATCAATCTTAGTGATGTCCGTTGCCTTAAGGTAAGACTCAGTAGTAGTTCCGCTAGTTACCTCAACCCTAAGGGTAGTGGTATCAATATTTTCATTGGTGAGAATAAATCTTTGTCTTTCACTAGTGTCTCTAACAAAAGTATCAGTTAAGAATACACCCTCATATAAATTGAGATTACTAAATGTTGCAACTCCAGTTAAACTATCTACAGAAACACTTTGATCTGAGTTTGTAGAGAATACAAAGTTATCGTTATCTGGTCCAGTGAAGTTTAATACAATACCTCTTGAAATGGTTACTGTCTTAGGATATGGAAATGCAGTCTGAATTGCGATGTTAACTGGCATCGACGAAGATCGGGCACTCTTAGGAGTGTATCCGATCATTCTTGCAAGTTTTACAACATTCTCTCTAAGAACTGCGGTCTCAAGAAAGTTCTCATTGACAATCAGGTTGGCGTTCATCGCCGTATAATATGTGTTATACGCAAGAACATCCAAAAGAACAGTCAAAGACGATCCTTCAAAGTCGTAATCCGAAAACTCAGACTGACCTTTTAGGTAATTTTTGATCTGTAACTTAATCTCGTTATATTCTAACGAGTTTACCTGATTAAATGCCATTATGGTTTAAATACTAAATCTAGATTGTCAATCTTGGGTTGAGTGCCCAATATGATGTAATTAATTTTTGCTTGCATGTCATTGCCAGTTTCATCAAAGATAACTGCAACATCATAACAAGTCACTCTAGGTTCGTAGGAGTTGATGGAATCCTGGATGTTACCCTCCAGTTCAGAAGCAAGTGTATCCGTATAATTTTCAAAAAGTTGCCTAATTATATTTCCACCAAACTGAGGTAAAAAAGGCTTCTCAAAAAAATTGTACCTAACAATGTTTTTTACAGACTCTTTAATCGCTTTCTCATTCTTTAGAGTCAAAACATCCTTAGTTACAGGGTTTTTTTCAAATGTCAGACTAAAATCTCGGAAAGATTTTGAAACAAACGCCATTTTTACAGTTCGACCATGATTTATTTATCAGGGTTTCAAAAACTAATCGCTCAAACGCTCAACATAGTCATCAAATCCGTTTTTACGGTCTTTGCGGGGCGCATTTTTCGCTTTTTTTGCTCTATTAAGGTATTTGTCGGACCTTGGATCAGTAATTAGGGTCATTCCAGACTCCATAAAGTCCTTTCCTAAGTCTGTTCGGTGATTGCCCATGAAAAAAACCTCCTAAAAGTTCGTTTTAGAACTTTTAAAGAGGTTTCTATCTCTCTTTTATTTATTTTCCTTGTCCGCGATACGCTTTTTTCGCCTTATTACGCGAAGTGGCGGCGTATTTTGTGTTTTTAGACGATCCCTGACGAGTCAATTTGGGTTTTGCGGGTACATAACCATCTTTTACGAGACCAGTTTTCGCTTTTGCCATTGAAATTTAGCGGTTTACCCGTAAATCCTAGTAGTACCAAGCGTTTTTGTCAAGTCATCCGCCGATGTAAACCTTTTTTGCGCCTGCTGATAGACCATTGTTGCCTACTGCATCACCACAATTGACATTAGAACCCAATCTTCCGCATTTTATATTGTTTACATAGACGGAATTGCTCCCATCAGAGATCGCTCGTGCTGATCCTGCGTGAGTTGTCTGCCCACAAGTGTGTGGAGCATACTGATCACCTACTCTACCGACCTGCATATTGCCTGCAAAGACGTTTGAGGACCCCTGTGTGAGGTTTGTTGGGGGAAAACACCCATGTCCAGTGGATTGACCACCTACTACTGCTGGAGTTGTTGCCATTATGTTCCGTATCTAATTTTATTAGCGAGGATATCTTGTAATTTATCGCGTCCAAGATCCCAATTATTAAGAATCGTATGATTTGTTGATATCGTTTGAGTGAAAGGGACGCCTGCACACAGTAGATTCAACGTATATGTATATGTTACAACTATAGATGCCCTAGGATCTGGTTTGTATCTGATCAAAGTATCACATGGGTTTGGAATCTCTAACTCATACTGACCACCAGTTCCATCTGGGTCGGATACATTGTTCTTGCTAATGTTGTATATACGCCCCGCAGGATCGCTTATACTGCTCTGTAACTCAATGATAGGGGTATGATTAGGGTTACCCGTTGTATCGTCCCTGTACTCCCATTCTCGCTGGTCAAAGTACGTCTCATTGAACACTCCACTAATACTCAATGTGAGACTAGTGCTAGGAGTTGCATTAGGAGTATATGTTAGATTACCTATAGGAAGACCTGGGTCTAGTCCAGGTTGAACATTGGTTACTAATGTTGGAGTTACTGAGGTTAATGCTACGTTTACAAGGGTTTCAACAATAAGACCATTACACGGTTCCATCACAAGTAGGATAGAATCGCTAAATGGTACACCTATAGTAGCGTCATTGAACGGTCTGGATAAACTTGCCATAACTTAGAGACGACGCGGGGGTTACGCGATTTTTTTTACCCTCCAAGAGTATTTAATCGATCTTCATGGTCACAAACAATATCTACCAGTTTCTCATACTCATTTGAACCAGGACGCCTCATCATCATCTTAGATTCGTTCACACGCTTCTCTAAGGCATTCACACGCGCCCATAAAAGTTCTACCTCAGCATCATACCTGAGTCTTGTACTGTTGTCAGACTGCATACTTTTCTTTTCCAATGAATTGCTCCTCTAAGTTGTAGTTCATAACCCAATTCTCAGTTACCACATAGTAACCGCAAATGGTTTCGCCATCACACTGGAAGCCATAGGTCCTCACCTTCTCACATACTCCATCAATGCAGAACTTCTTGTCACTGTGAAGGTATGAGTGGTACCTTTCGTCCAGATTGATCATGTCAGTTTAGTCTCTGATGTAATTATATCAAATACACACCGCACCTACAAGCCCCTTAGGTAATCCTGTAATATTGATTATACCATCCTTTACTTCTTTGTCCAAGTTACCTCCGATGGTCAACTTGTCACGTTTTACCTTTGCTTCCTTTGCAGTCCATAACTCATAGAACTTTTGTTTGTCAGAGGTGATCTCTGAGGCACTAAAAAATCTACGAGAAATATTTTCAAAGGGACGTTCTCTCGTAATCTCGATATCTATGCCGATGGGCATGGATGCTACCGCAACTGCAACGAAGTCGCCGCTGTCGGATTTGTTCCAATGCACAATGGCAGGTTTTTTGCAACTCAATTTACCCTCCAAGAAATCTGCGATACAAGCTCGGATGATCTTGGAATGACTGATCTGGGGCGACTCGAAAAGGTATACAAGAAATTTTTCACCCAAAAAAATTTCTGAAATAGGGATCCTAAGTTTTTCAACGAACATGATAGTACGGACGCGAATGCAAGACTTTATAGATTAGCTCTTTAGGTACCATATTAACACGGGCTACGCCCCACCGCAACGGGGGCGGGGGCGACTGCCCCTCAGTCCTCCCAGAAGATGGGCAGTGCCTCCACTGCCTCGTCGTGGTAGAGTTCAGCGAAGAGACCAGCGATCGCAGCAGACGATGCACCCAGGGGATGCTCTACGCTGCCGTCATTCATGCACCACACGGTGCGGCGGGTCTGCAGGTCGGTGCTCATGGAGTAGGTCATCAGTCGGTTGCTGTTGTGTGTATTGTACAGGGTCTGGCGTCACTTGGCAACGCCGTAGCGGTCAGCGATGGCGTTAGTGTTGGCATCAGAGCGGCACCAGCGGTAAGGGTCTGCCTTGGGGTTGTTGGGCACTGCCCAGATCATGCACTCTTCGCCCCATGCCTTAGCGATGCGGTAGGCGTGGTGAATGTCGGTTGCCCAGTCGCAACCGTGAGGGTCAAAGTTGGACCAGGCGGAGGGTTGGACGGCGAAGGTGTGGGTGAGCATGGTGTCTTGCGTTGTTGAACTAATTATAGCGGATGCTCAGCGGCACCAGCGGTCGCCGTAGACAGTACCCCAACCGTCACGCTGAGCACGGCGGCGGTCGTAGTCTTCCGCTGTAAAGTGATCGTCAAAATCACCCTCATCGGTGACGCCCCGCACCATGTCCCCAAAGGTCACGGTTTCGTATTCGGCGGCACGGCGGCAGGTTGCCCGTTCCTGCCTCTCCTGCTCTAGGACCTGTAGAGCAATGCGGGAGAGTTCAGGGGATGAAGCGTAGATGCCGTTGGAATCGAATTTCATGGGTTTGTTGTTCATGGGTCTATTGTAGGTCAGTTGAAGACGTAACCCGACTCGAAGGGGACAGTCTGTCCATTGTCCATGATGTACCAGGCGAAGTCCTTTTGAAACACGCCATCGGTAGCAGCGTTGCAGAACTCATTGATCAAAGCGTTCAAACGGGACTTGGTAGTGTTAGACTGCCAACCGCCGTCAAAGATCCGCATCCATGTGTCTGTGATCTCTGCAATCTTGTTTCCATGGAGTCGGACGGTAGAGACGCTGCCGACGGTCTCGACACAGGTGTTGGAGTTGGACCAGTTCTTGCCTGCGTTGATAGCGGCGTTCATTTGGGATTCGATCTTACGCATGATGTGGTGGGGTGATTGGTTGATGTCTTAATTATAGCGGTCAGAGGGTGGGGCGGCGAGCACCGATGTGCCAGTTTACCCACTGTCCCAATGACCTGTCACCAGACAGCAGAAGCGCTACGATGTCACGCTTGCGAGTTTTGTAGGTGTACTCTACCAGCGGACCTTTGAACCAGCGAACTTTGAACGTGCCTGTCAGAGGATTGACCTTGAGAGTCCAGACGCTTTGGGAGACTGAGGGTGAGCAGGTGTTGATGCTGAGCATGTGGTTCGTTTGGTATGTGCCTATTATAAGCACAGGGTCTGGCGGACTGGGGTCGGTAGTGGACAGATGCTAGACTGTCACCCTTCTAGGATCATCATGATGATCAGCAGCAGCATTCCAAACCCTTTGAGGATTTTCTTTGTCATCACTCAGCGTCAGGAATAAGGTCGATGAGTGTATCTTCATCATAGAGATCCACGATCTCATCAGTGATCTCATCCCATGTCAATTTGTCGTATTCATTTGTCAACAAATCCCTCACCATACACACGAGGGAATCTGTATCCATCCCATCGATAATATGGTCCACATAATTCTCAACGAGTTGGAAGCGATCTGCCTCTGTGGGTGCTGGGTTGTTGTGAATTGCCATGAGTTCCTTGTCAGTTTCGAGAGCGATTGTGCAGGGATCTTTGAACATGAAATTCAGAAAGGGTTGGTCCAGTTGTCACACTGTCGCTGTGAGATCTCATCACATTTGCAAAGCATATCGACGAAGTTGTTCCACTCCTCACGCTTAGCAATTGTATCACCTCGCCATGATGGATTCTGCTTTACGAAGATTTTCCAGTTGTAGCGGAACTGTTGAAGAACTTGTGCTTTGGTGTAATGGCGCATGTGGTTTTGTGAACTGATCTTATTATAAACACAGGGTCAGAGGGAATGCGACCTGCTGTGTGACACTTTGCCAACTGACCCTGGTCAGCCGCCCTGAGTAACATTTAAGGGCGACACAGTTAGTGTTAACGAAGAGGTTGCAATCTCACTACCTCAGGTGCTGTATCATCCACCTGAATGGTGATAATGTGAAAGTGAGGATTGAGGCGCTTACATGTAGCGATTGCCTCCTCTCTTGTATCAGCAATGTAACTCAGAATGTCCCACTGTTGATGACCATTAGGGCGGATATGTTCGCCGTAGAGATTGAACTTAGTCTCAGTCAATTGTAAGGGAAGAATGAAGAACAAGTGGAAGATGTTTCGTAGGGGATATCATAATCCTCCCCGAACATTTGATAGTAGAGTTCACTGAAGATAGCGAAATCGTCTGGGGTTTCCATGTTCCAGACTTTCAGGATTGCATCGTAGTTCATATCAGTTACCGTGGAAGGCATCGTGTGCATCAAGGACGAAATCTATGACTTCATCAGTTGCACTAACGTTGAAACGGTCGCAGTACCAATCAACGCACATGTCTGCAGGGAACATAGTATCGAACATGAAATCCTGGAGTTCCTGGAGAGTGTTGGTCATCTGTGTTTTGTTCATGATGGTATATTTGCACAGATCGGGACCGATTGCAATCCAGAGTGTGCCACCTTGTCAACCGTCCACGGGCGGCTTGAATTCTCAATAAGAAAGAGTAGTTGAGAATGAAAACATTTGCCTCTAGATATAAAGAACTCCTGTGACAATCAAGAAACTGTCACAGGAGCGGTTGTTAATATTCAGTTTTGCTGTAGTGTATATTCAGTCGGAAATGTATCCGACAAAGTAACACAAACCCTCTGCTACAAATTTGTTAGCGAGTCCCTGCAATTCAGGGTAATCATAGATCAAATCAGTGTCAAGTAGATGTTGGATCATAGCGACCTCATCGTCCACTGAGTTGATACATGTATTAGGGTGAACATTACTCTTCATAGTACACATCATCCTCATAGTCGAAATCAACGTTCTTGATACGCTTTGCGTTAGATACATTATCCATGTATCCACTCTGAGCTAAATCGATGTATTGGGCGTATTCTTTTTTTCTTTGAGAGAATGAAGAATTCCGCCCTTTTCCGCGATTATTCCAAGTTTTCGCCATTTTCTTCAGAATTGAAAGTTTTCTTTAATATTCAGGGTTTTTGAATAAGATCACCCTTTTTGAGTGATTCATTATAAAACTTTCCAAGTGAGAAACTTTCGGGGTTTTTCACATGTTCTTCAAGTTTACTCAGCAGTGTCTTATTTGCAGGTTTCCAAGTGAATTCGTAGGTCTTGTCATTTCCTACAAAGTTTACGAAAACATTGGAACCTTGCACAGAAATCCGATCGATGGCAGAACTGACTGAAGTGAAGTCGAAGTCGTATTTTTTGGAGGTTCTGGGCATTTGCTTCCCTTGTGTACATTAATAATTATATGAGCAACACTCTCAGAATGGGGACAACCTGTGCCAGTTCTCAAAGTGTCACTGAGGTGCTTGACTTTTCTGTGGTTGCGGTCTAAGACAGCAGAGGTACTCCAGAGACCCTCGGAGATACCTCCACAGTCGCCGTCTAGCTCACGCAAACCTATTTTTTAACACATTTTTTAATTCTCAATAAAAACACGTTATTGATTCTCAATAGTGCGCGTTTCTTGAGAAATGTATCAAAAACAGGTCTCAAATGTGCGCTTTTGACGTTGTACCGTACTGAGAGTACAGTTTTGCATCATTAATCGCCTGTTGATCGCTGCGGAAAGGTCCGTAAGACATATCAACACCATCATAGTTCCAGTAGATACCTTTCCTCTTCTTAGAGAGATGAATGGTCAGTTCTTTGTTCAATGCATTGATGATTGTCTTCATGAGAATACAGGAATGAGTTCAGTTGAGATGACCTTAGGGTCGTGTTGTTTGATCTGACGTTCGTAATGTGCTGCGTCGTCGAGAGAAAAGAAGTTCAATCTCTTCGTAGAGATCACGTTTCCCTTCTTCTTCCTCTTCAAAATAACGGCATACTTCATCATAAAAACGTTTACTTTGTGATGGGGTGGATGTGTCCCCAATCAGATGGGAATACAATAGGGAGTGCTCCTGTGACATTATGTTTGAGTGTAATGTAAGACTCTTGTGCGAAGTTCACTGTCCATTGTGATCCTTCGTATTCAACTTGATCTCCCTTTGTGAAGGGCAAGTTTGTTCCAGAGTTGTCGCTCGTACTCATAGAATACTTTCCATAGGTGGAGTGTACAGTGGTGAGTGTA